ATCAATAGAGGATATCATTAATCCACCACTAGTAGTGCTACCTCTTGGTCGAAGAAGTTTAAATATCTTAGGTTCTAGAGTTCCGTACCTGATATACCCAGTTTTAATGTATCCAGTTGTTCTGTATGTAGAAGCATCTTCGATATATACATAACCAACGGTTCCAGCATAGGCTGTAGAGAATGCTAGGCGGTCAGTTCCAGCTATGAATGCACAGGAAGTTGTTTGGTGCCCAGTGACTCCATCGTATTGGATATCATTAGCCCAAGCAAAACGTAGAGTTTCAACTTCTGTTCCAAGGTCGATACGAATTACACCTGGAGTTCCAGATACAGACGTAGCACACC